AGGATGCTCATAATACACTAAGCGCCACCGAGGCGAACTCAGCCGCAAGTTCTCCGACTATGGCGTTTCCGTAGGCGCGCAGTTGCTCCACGAACTCGGGATTCCCATCAACCATCGGCTGAGTTCCGGGTTCAAGAGGGCGCGTCTTCCCGTCAGCACATCCGACCCATTCGGGCGGGTACCAGAATCCACGAGTGTAACCTGCAGTTGTAGCATCGTTACTGTTGGCTTCATCCCGGCCTTGATCTTCCGCAACAGGTTCTTCTCGACGGAGTCCTCCCAAACGACCGCCGTCGGTGTTCCCCACCCGGTGAGCGCAGCGGCTCCCGGAAGCTTCAGGAATATCGGCCTCGATCCGTCTTTCCTGCGCTTCCCTCGACAATACCCGGACATCTTCGCGTCGTTCGCCATCGGCGTAGGCCACGAAGAACAGCCGTTGTCGGATGTGCGGGGCACCGACGCTCGCAGCGCACAAATCCGCCGACCCGACGGCATATCCCAATGCTTCCAGGTCAGCCGATACAGCGTCGAGCCACGCCCTTCCAGACGGTGACGCAACCTGCTCTCCAAAGATGACTGCAGGGCGATGCTCGCGGATGAGGCGGAACCAAGCGGGCCAGAGGTGGCGCGGATCTTCTGCACCTCCTCCGCGGCCGGCGGACGACCACGGTTGACACGGGCACGATCCTGTCCAGACGTTCGCGTCGTCCGGGACTCCTGCCCGACGCAGGGCGTAGGACCAGATCCCGATTCCGGCGAAGGCGTGGAATTGTGGTGTCGTGATGTCATCCGGATTGAGCTCCTGCACGGGGGTGCTAACAACCTTGCCGAGTGCAATCATGCCTGCGTCCGACAGGCTGTGCAGCCACTGGGCCGCATACGGGTTGATCTCGTTGTAGATCGCTACGGTTTTCACTTGTCAGTCCTTTCGATCACCGCCTTGTGCGTGAACCCGCCAGGGTACCGCTTCTTGAGCTTCTTGGTGTTCTCCTTCATGCACTTCTCCATGGTGATACCGAGGGACGTCAACGCAAGAGAGACGTACCACAGCAGGTCTCCGAGTTCCTCGACGGCGTGCCGGCGATCGTAGACGGTACCGTAGAACATGTTCCGCTTGAGGATGTCGGCAAACTCACCGGCCTCGGTCTGAATGCCTAGCGTGGCGTGGAGCAGTTGCTCGTCCCTTGTGCCAGTTGCTGTACGGTAAGCGAGTAGCTGGTATTCGTTCGGTTTCATTTTGCCCTCACTCTATAGAGTCGATCGGTCATCCCACATCTCCAAAAACCACCGGCGCCTCGCGCGCCAGGATATCGTGAATCTTCGCCGCAATGATCCGCATGTCCGGGTGCGCGGCCTTCGCCAGCCGCAGCTTGAGAAAGTGTCGCCACTCGCGGGAGTTCGCGGTCATGACAAGCTCGGTTTTTGTGCAGGTGGGCAGGACTGACCGTGCAACCTGTGATGAAACCTCAAGAAGGAGGAACTTGTACTTTTTCTCAGCCGTGGTCATGGCGTTGCGCCATGTAGCGTACATGCCCGGGTCGTGCAAACCGCTCGGCTCGATCACCTCGATCTCGTCCCGATAGGCGCAGTACCTCGTGCTCTCCTGGGAATACGACGCGATCCGATGCCGCACGATCTCGTGACTGATGCCACGGTCCGTGACGATCAGCATGGTCGCCACGGCGTGCTCGAGCACCGACTCATGCCCTCGGCGGATGAGCATCTTGATGAACGTCTGCGCGGAGTCCTCGGTGATTTTGTCCTCGGACTTGTAACAGACCCGACCGGCTCGCTCAATGAGTTTCTCGGCGTCCGGTGTGATCGAGAGCAGAGTTACGATTGGCTTAACGACTCGCATCAGCCCAACCTTCCAGGCAGGATCTCCAGCACCCGCCGTCTCGAGCACACCAATTTGTCGTCTCCGTAGATTATTCTCCCCGAGCAGGCCACCTTGCACAGTATGTGACCTGTTGCCCCGCCGACATGCTTGGCAGCATCGCCTGGAGTGAGACTAGCGTGCAGACCGTACTTGCACATCTTGAGATCCTGAGGATCGACATCCAGCACCGTCCCGACTGCTACGGTTACTCTCTCTCCACGGTGCTCGCGCATCAGTCGCCCGGTGCGCGAGACGTAGTGGTAAGCCACTACCGGTGTGTCGTGGCTTACCGTGTACTCGCCGGATCCGGAGCCATGGCCATAGCCGTCGCCATAGCCGTCGCCATAGCCGTCGCCATGGTCGTCGCCATAGTCGTCGCCATGGCCGTAGCCATAGCCGGCTCCGGAGCCGTAGACGGATCCGGAGCCGTAGCCGTAGCCGTAGCCGGATCCGGAGCCGGATCCGTTACCGTCGCCGGATCCGTAGCCGTCACCGTTCATATTCTTTCCTCCGACGACGACGACAGGATCTCCAGAACCTCTCGCCTCGAGCACACCAATTTGTCGTCTCCGTAGATCACTCTCCCGGAGCAACCCACCTTGCACAGCAGGTGACCTGTTGCCCCGCCGACATGCTTGGCAGCATCGCCTGGAGTGAGACTAGCGTGCAGACCGTACCTGCACATCTTGAGTTTGTCGGGATCGACATCGAGCACCGTCCCGACTCCCACCATCACTCTCTCTCCGTTGTGCTCGCGCAACAGCCGTCCGTCACGCGAGACGTAGTGGTAAGCCACTACCGGTGTGTCGTGGCTTACCGTGTACTCGCCGGAGCCGGATCCGGAGCCATGGCCATAGCCGCTACCGTAGCCGTAGCCGCAGCCGCAGCCGCAGCCGCAGCTGGAGCCGTCGCTGTCTCCATAGCCACGGCCATGACCGTAGCCATAGCCATAGCCATCGCTATATCCGTCTCCATATCCGTCGCCATGGTCGTCACCATGGCCGTAGCTATATCCGTAGCCATGGCCGTCGCCGCTACCGTAGCCGGAGCCGGAGCTAGGCACCGTATGCCTCCAGCGACGCGCGCGATTCCTCGTGGCACACGAAGATGTTCACGACTCCGCCGCAAACAGCATCGACAGCGGCGCCGATCCTGCTCTGGTCCGCACTGTCTCCACAGATACCGTATCGCGCAAGCGAGGTGATGCCGCCACCGCGCCCATACCACTTTGCGATATGCCGACAGCCGGCAATCTCGACGGTCATCGTCTCATCGACGGCCGACGGTGTAACGTTCGTGACCACGCCGCAATACAGCCCGTAGGCCTTGTTCGCGATGATGCAATACTTACCGGTTACGCTCTTCATGGGTTCTCCTTCTCTAATTAGAGTTACTCTCATTAACACTGCTTGGGGTCGCGGTCATCAGTCCAACCTTCCAGGCATGATCGCTGCAACAATTCCGAACCCTTCGATCTCCGCGTCGAAGCGGATCGGTCCGAGCTCCTCCGAGAATTGCCACCGCCCGATGTGCGGTGATTTCCATCCGAGGGCTTTAAGCCCGGTCGCGATCCTCGCGATCAGGAGTGGATCGATCCCGATCACCGGGGCTCCGATCCCATCGCCACGTGAGGGCGTGACCTTGTCGAACGGGATTTCGGTCGGCGTGACCTGGCGATCGATCGACACCTCGCCGGTCCGAATCTTGAGGCGACCGTCGTCGAGCTCGAACTCGACGGTGTTCCCACGCATCGCCGCGCGTGGCTTGAGTGTCGCGAGGACGTCATCGCACGCACTGATCTGGAGTTGCCATCCCTTCTCGGTGTACGCGACCGATGGGGCGGCGCCGGGAACGGTGACCCGGATCAGACCGTGACCGTCGGTCGCCGAGATCCGAAGGTGGTCGTCGTGACGGTCGAAGTGCAACCCTGCGTGAGGTCGATCGGACTTCATGAAGGTCGAAGCGCACTTGAGTGCGCGGTAGAGATCGTATCGGTTCATCAGTTACCCTCCGCGCAGTCGTCGCAGAGAATCTCGATGCCCCAAGCGTCAGCGCACAGACCGCCCTCGCCGGGGAAATCACCGACCCATCCGGTCACGCCGCAGCGATCGCACGTGCCACGCTCGGTGGAGAGTCGAGGGTGACCGTCGTCGCGGACGACGTGAACTGTGGTGTTGTTCGTGTTCGTGTTCGTGTTCGTGTTCGTGTTCATGGTTCTATGTCATTGCACCCGATGTGCCAAACGTGATTTCAACTACTTACAGCCGTCGTCGTGACAGGTCGTCACAGCAAATCGTCTAACCTTGCGGAATCCCGTTGTGATGACCTGTCACGGCTTGTGACGACCTGTCACGGTGATCAAAAAGTGGACAGCTGGGGGAATGGGTTGAGTAGGGGAGCTGCATTCCGCCCGATCGGTGGGGGATCCGATCGATCCCCCAGCTGTCCGTCATCTACAGCGCCAGGTGTACGCGCGCGCCAGCGGCTCGCAGGGCGTCCACGAGAGCATCCACGATGTCGCCTCGTCCCTGCAGGTGGTACCGATCAGGGGGCGGCGGATCGGCCTGCACAGCGGCGGACAGGTACCCGCGCCATTTCCCGTAGGCCAGCGGGGAGTCTGCCGCGGCGGCGAGGACGTGGGGCGCTTTGCCAGCCTTGGCGACCTCGGCGAGCTTGGCGTCGATGTATGCACTGATCGGTTGCGTGCCACAGAACGAGGGCATGCAGTTGACCCACAGCTCCACACCGCCGAATTCGGAGGCCTCGGTCTTCGCCGGCGCGGCGCCGGTCCCGGCCTCGAGCTCGGCGACCCGAGCCTCGAGCTCGAGCGCGGCCTTGAGGAGCTCGGCTTTTTTCAGGCGCGCCAAAGACGGCGCTGTTGCCGGTCGGCCTGGTTTCTTCGGGGCGGTGGGGGGCGCCTCGACCTCGGCCTTCGGGGCGACGGGGGGCGCCTCGACCTCGGCGCGCACCTCCGGCGTGAGGGATAGCGTCTCCTCCGGGGGGATCGGGACGGCGGCCTCTTCGGGGGCGGGGAGCGTTGCCTCCGGTGGAAGGGCGGACGGCGGGTCGTCACTCTTCGTGACGGCGGCGCGGGCGTCGAGCTCCTCGACGAGCTGCACGATCTCATCGACGGTGGAGATCGTCACGTTGGCGAGCTTTCCGCTACCGAGCAACGCCGCGCCCTTGACCTCCCATCCCATGACCTGGGCCACGGCCTTCATGGCCTCGCGGCGATAGGTCGGAACGCCGACACCGTGCGCGCTGATTCGTTGCAGGAGGGCACCGACGTCGGGGCCTTTCTCCTGCTGCTCTTGCGCCTCAAGGGCGGCGATGCGATCGGTCATGCTCATTTGGTCAAGAAGGCTCATGGTATCAGTCCTCGTCGTGCTTGGTTTGGGTGTTTGAAATAGAGAACGAATGACAGCGTCATTCGATCTAACACAATCGCCTTGATATGGACATCCTCCGAATGCACGGCAAGCGTCCAAGGACGGATCCAGGTCGTTCGGGTCGGAGACCTGCGCGGCCTGCTTCATCGCAGCTACCGTCGGCGCGTAGGAGTCGATCACTTTGTTGCAGTGCTCTCGGGAGATAACCGCAGTCCGCTTGCACGCGTACCGCCGACGGGTGGAGAAGTAGACCAGGGATAGGCGAACTCTATCGCCGCCGGATCGTGTCAGCGCCCAAATTCCGTACGCGTTCATCGCGATGTCGGTCTGAATGTCCGCGGGCGTCAAACCCCACCGCTCAGGATCCGAGGAGAACTTCCAGTCGAGGATCTCGGGGAAGTCCTCGACGTGCGTATCACCTTGTGGGTCCACGTAATAGTCGGTGTTCAAGCAATCGAGCTTTCCGATGAGTGGAACGCCACTAATAGTGGCAATTGGCTTGGAGACGTCGATTGAAGGCTCAACGATGATCGACTCACTCGGATTCGGAATCCAGATCTTTCCCGGTCGTTCGAGGTCGGTTAGGACGTTCTCGCCGGTCCTGAGATAGTGTTCGATTCGCGCGTGACCATCGATCCCTTTTTGTTGCGCCGGCGTGGTTGGCTGCCGGATTCCTGCAACATAGCGAAACGCCCATGACCGCGCGCATCGCTGGAACGTTTTGATCGCGGAAGGTGACGTATACCGCAACCTTCCGTGGTCAATGACTTTGCCGAGGCTAGCCACGTCGCCTCGGGAACGTGAAGGCCCAATTCTTCCACTCGATGGATCCGTAGCCGTCGTACGGTTCCGCCTTGAACGTCACCTCGCCTCGGTGCTCGACGATGATTCCCTCACGACGGAGATCATCGCAGATGCGATCACGAAACGCGCGAGCCTCTTTCGCGATGCGCGCGAGAATTTCTAGGGTTGGGTCCATATCGCCTCCACTGATGTTTTGTTCGTGCATCCTTTGATTTCAACAAGCGGTCGGAACGGTAGCCAATTGGCTTTGGTGTTCTCGCAGACAATCACCTGTCCCATTCTCGAACGCGCGAACCGCGCGACAGATGCAAACGAAAAGCCGTCTGTACCGAAGTCGTAATGTTCACCGCCGAACATGTATGGAGGATCGATAAACCACGTTGCATGATCGTTTGGCAGCTTCTCGAACGACACCTGAAAGACTTTCCAGTGATCGAAGTGATGCACCAAGTTCGCTAGACGCTCCTGATAGCGGTTCCAGATCGCACGTTTCCCGACTTTGGTATCCCGAACATGAGCAAAACCGTCGTAGTTATGAAATTCGAGGAGTGCGTGTTCGCCTTCGGACAGTCCGAGCGTGTGAAGCTCCATTCCAGGTTTCACCTTCGGGAGTGCGAGAATGTCTCGCTTAGTTGCAGCAATCAGAAACTTCCAACAGGCGACAACCCTAGGGTTGACGTCGCAGAGGATGATGTTGTGCTTCCAATACCTCTGACTGTATGCTGCAGCGCCGGCGAACGGTTCGATGATTGTACCGTGCTCAGGCGTAGGGTAGTATTTCGCAATCCGAGCTTTCGATCCGTAGTACGGGAATGCTCGAGGTGGTTGTTTCACGCCTTCGCCTCAATCTCGGTGGGGAGTCCTTCGATAGTTACGGATGCGACGTCAATCCCGACGACGCAGTATCCCTCACGAATGCCGACCAACTCTCGCCGGCAGATGGAGACCGAGCACAACGATCGGTTGCCGGTGCGTTTGGTGGATCGATCCTCGGTCTCGATAAGGAGGATCGTGTCGTGAGGCACGTAGCCGTTGTCCTTGAGGACGAGGAATCCCTGCCGACCGGACACAATCCGATCGAACATGGTTTGTGGGGTTAGGATGGTGTATTGCACAGTCTCTCCATGTCGGTGGGTCGTATATGAGGTTCAACGATCGAGCCACAGATTTGGTTTATCCCGCACGGGATTAGTCGCACGACCAGACCGATCAATCGATTCGACCCGTCGTAGACTCCTGAACCGCTATTACCGAAATCGGCGACGAACGAGGTATACACCGCGTCGTCCTCGACGTGGTACACCACGCCACATCCTCGTAGCTGCAACGGAATCGCAACAGATGCGCAGATAGGATCGTCCACCTCGACGGATGCGATCTCGAGCGGCGTATGCCGCCCGAAGTGACCGGAGAGTAGCGCGACGTCGTAATCTCCTCGGCCGAGGGCGTCGAGCTCGGCGACGATTCGCGTATTGTCCTCGAGGCGGACCGCGATTTCCGCGACGATTTCACCGGCGCCGCACACACTCACGACGTGCTTTGCGGTGAGGACATGCTCCGAGTCGATGATCACGCCGGATCCCTTCCCGCCCGGGTGGCGACCGAGTGGACCGGTGCAATACACGAACACGCCGACGGTCCTCGATCGTTGATCTTCGGCGTGCGCGCGCCGATCGAACCGGGGCCACGACGCGTTGCGCCAATGACATGAGATAATCACCGTCGCCGCAGAATATAATGCCAAGAAATACAACAAATAGTTACGACGACGCATGTTTACCTCCGGTCCTTGGGTTTCTGGTTTTTGAGCTGTTGTTCCAAACGGTATCGATCTAAGATAGGTCCACTAAGCTGCCATCCGTCGGGCTTGGTCCCTTTCAGTTTCTTGGAGACCCACCCGCGAGCCTCGAGTTCGGCGAGCGCGCGCGTGATGGCATTCCAGCGCACACCTGCCACGGGTCCGATGTCTTTTACCTTGGCACTGCCACCAAGTGTGATAAGGGCTTTGATAACGGCGTCGATCTCCTTGTCCGCGGCCGCCTTGTCGCCGTTACCTGCATCAATCGGTCGCACGTTCCACTCGGCGAGGATCGCCTCGCCGTGGTCGTCGTCTTCGACGTGAAGATCGAGCTTGAACAGGCCAGCGCCTTGCGCGGCTTTGATCTCACACTCGACGGTCGTCGTCCAGTTGCTTTGACCGTCGGTCTCGACGTTGCCGAGATACAGGCCGAAGTCGATCGCGCCATGAATCGCGGACGATCCGCGCATCTTCTGACCACTGCGCCTCTTGGCGACGTCGCCGCTCGCTTTCGCCGAGTGGTGGACAAAGAGGACCGTCGCGCCGGTGATGTCCCGCAACGCGCGGAGACGACCGAGGATGTCGGCCATATCCTTGGAGCTGTCCTCGTCGGCGAGGTGGAGATCGCGCATCGGGTCAAGGACGATCATCGCCGGCGCCGTCGGCAGGACTCGGCACGATGCGATCAGGCGTGCGAGCTGCACGTCATCTTGTAGATCGATCGGTTCGCGGCAGGCGAAGTGTAGGTATTCAAGGACGTCGGCCGGGTCCATGCCACGATGCGCGATGAGGGCTCGCAACCTGTTGCGGACGCTCTTTGCGCTGTCCTCGGCTAAGAACAAGGCAACGTGCGCTCGGGGGCCTGTGGAGTACTTGCCGAAGGCCGGGGAATTGGTGGCGATTGCAACCGATAGTTCCAACGCTGCCCATGTCTTGTCCGATTTCGGCTCGCCGGCGACCGCGCCGACCGACTCGGTGGTGACAACCCCTTGCACCAGCCACGATGTCGGCGGGAAGTCGGCGGACAGGAGCGACGTTGCCGGCCTGAATATCGGACCAGGCGTCTTCGAGCTCTGACCACCGGTGCGATGGGCTAGGAGGTCGGCGTGCGCGCGGCGAATCTCCACGAGGAAATCGTCGTCCTCCTGGACGACGTCCCGGGACGCCGGTGCCGTCGCCTCGAGGAGTAGGTGCATGGTGCGCGCGTCGCCGAGGGCGCCTGTACCGTAGCGTTGCGCGGACTTGAGTCGATCGATCAACCACTCCTGCGGCCGAGGACCACCCGACCACGACGCATCCCAATCATAGAGGATCGGCAGGGCCTCCTCTAAGGTGAGGGCGTAGTCTCGTACGAGAATGCAGGCGGCATCGTAGGCGCCTCCGGAGAATCCCGCCAGGTGGTCTCGGACGTGGCGCAGGAGCTCGAGGCTCGCGGCGCCGAAGATGGGCGCGACGGTGGTCTCCGGCGCCACGTCAGGCGATTTCACCACGTGGGGCAGGTAAGCGCCGGGGAGGGTAGCAATCGGCGTGTCGGGGCCTGCGAGCCATGCGTATCGGACGCCGGACGGGTGCACCGACGGAGGCGCCAAGACGAAGCCGCGCGCCTTGAGATCGATGCCCTCGGCGAGCTCCTTGCGGATGGCGCCGTCGGGCAATCTGTAGTAGGCGTGGACGCCGTCCTGGGTGCGGACCGTCACCGTCGGTGGCAGAGGTCCTAGCGTCGCCTCGAGCTCGGCGAGCGACCGGTCACCTGCGTTGCGCCGATCGACGTCCACGACCACAATCCCGGACGCCGCGCACGATATCCCAATGTTGCAGTCATCAGGCCAGGCGTCGATCGCGTCCGGGTCCGTCGTGGCGTCGAGGTGACCATGACTGCCCGGGTAGGGGACCTTGGTCCGCGGCTGCAGCGGGAAGACGGCGAAGCCGGCGGCCGCCAATTTCCTGGCGGCGGCCTTCATCGTAGGCGGCGACGTCATCGAAGAACCACGCCGGCGGGGACGGACCGGGGCCGGGTCGCAAGCGACCACCGATCGACGCCCCCACCGGCGGGGCGAGACTGAAACAATGCGACCATGGGGATGGGTATACCACCTCGGGGCATGTAGGGCAATAGGGGCGCCTCGGGGAGAAAACCACCCGTGTCACTTTTCGTTATCCCCTCATCCCATGTCGCCCGCGCCGCTGCCCCCCTAAAGGGGGGCGCATGCGGGGCGCATGGGGCGCATCCATGCTATGCGCCCCCGATTTGGGGGCGCATGGGGCGCATCTCCGGATTCCTTAATGATTTCAACATTCTCGAATTCCCACACGCGCCCCGCATGTACGGGGCGCATGGGGCGGATACCAGGGGCCAGCGGGGCGGACAGTATTTGTGTAATTTTACAGTAGGGTTGTAATTCCCGAATTCACTAGTAATTCCGCAGGCTTGCGACGGGTTTTTCTGCAACGATTAATTTCAAATTTTTTCGCGTAAGTATGCGAAATCATAGGCCGTACAGTATATGTGTAATTTTACACCTCGAAAATCGGCCGTTTTCGTAGTCGGGATTACGTGTTTCAAAATTCGAGTAAACGAAAGTGTAATGATTCCGCCTTGGGGGCGCATCGGGGGCGCATCGACTTCGAATTTATATCCCGAAAAGTTATACGTTTTTCGGGTCCTAGGGGCCAGGTCTCAGGGAAAAACCGTGCCAAAGAATTTGTTAGGACCGTTACAGTTTTGGGGTTTTTGTCACCGTCTCGTTGCAGAATTCCCCTGCTTCAGAGGCTTGATTTTCGAATTCCTCAATAATTCTCGAATTTTGTAGAAAAATCGGGTTTTTTGCTTATTTTTGCTTGTTTTTAAAATCCTTAATGATTCTCGAATTCTGCGTTTTTCGAGGGTTTTTCGCTGAAATTCCAAGGGCGTTTCGTTTCATCTGAAAACCTGAAACCCGTTTCACTTTTCTGTGATTTTTTGTAACAATTTGTATTCAAACCGCGACACTTGTAATAATTCGGTTACAATTGCCGCCGCCGGCCGCGACGTGGTACCCTCCACCGAAGGAGCGCAATCCGCGCAACGATGAGGTGCACTATGGCACGACGAGGAAACCCGGCGTGGTTCAAGGGCTGCAAGCCGCCGAACCCACATGGCCGCAAGGGACGAACAGGCGCAGCTCTCGGCCGCGCCATCCGCGCGAACGTCGATCCGGAGGAGCTCGTCGAGATCGCCCTCGCGATCGCGCGTGGTCAGGGAATCCACGTCCGCGACTCCGATAGCGGAGCCGCGGTGTCGGTGCATATGCCGACGGTGCGTGATCAACTCGAGGCGTTGAAGTTCCTTGCCGATCGCGGGTGGATCAAGCCGCCGAAGCAGAAGCAGCTCACCATCGATGATAACCGAACGCAACAGATCGTCGCGTTCGACCCGAGCAAGCTCTCCGACGAACAGCTCGGCAACCTTGACAAGCTGCTCGGGACGATGGTCGTCGATCCACCGAAGCGTGATGACGAGGAGATCGACCTCGAGGGCTTGAAGATCCCGGGCGTGAATGATTGATCCTTCGACGCCGGGCTCATGCCATCCGTTCCTCGCCGCGAAGAACGGCGGCATCTGCCCGATTTGCCCTCCGAATCCGTACGCGCACCTCGACGTTGCCGAGCTGCGACGATTGGTGACAGCGGAGAAGTGTCGGCGTAGCCTCGCCGAGTTCTTCCGGCAGTCGTGGAAGGTGCTCGAGCCTGACACGCCGTTGTTATGGAATTGGCACCTCGAGGTAGTCTGCGACCACGTCCAGACCATGATCACGGATTGGGCGAAGAAGACCGAGGACCCGGACTATCAGATGCACGCGCAGAACCTGGCGATCAACGTGCCGCCGGGAACCGCAAAGAGCCGCATCCTTTCTGTTGCAGCACCGGCGTGGGCTTGGACGAGGTGGCCGTCGTTTCGCGTGCTATGCCTGTCGGCGAATCCCGAGGTCGCCATGCGTGACTCGGTGTATTGCCGACAGCTCATCGAGTCTAACTGGTACCAGGAGACGTTCCGGCCACAATGGTCGTTTCGCGAAGATCAGAACGCCAAGGGGAAGTTCACCACCACCGCCGGTGGCGAGCGGACAGCGAAAGGTGCCACGGCGAAGATCGTCGGTGTGCGCGCGCACGCCATCTTCGCCGACGACCTCAACGACCCGAAGGATGACTCCGACATCAAGCGCAAGGCGGTGACGCGCGAGTGGTCGAGCGCGATCTACAACCGGGTCAACGACGCTCGATCGGCGATCAGAATCTCGATTCAGCAGCGCGTTCACGAGCTCGACTTCACCGGCTACGTACTCGCGCAAGGTAACTGGGCGCACCTTTGCCTGCCGATGGAATACGAGATAACCAAAGGTTGCAAGTGCAAGTCGTGTCGGAGTGAAACCAACGAGTTCGGGTTTCACGACCCGCGCACCGAAGAAGGTGAGGTCCTCCACAAGGAGCGATTCCCGAGGGAGGTCCTCGACGATTTCCGCGTGTCGCTCGGGTCTTATGGCTACTCGGGACAGTTTCAGCAACGACCCGATCCCGCGATCGGTGGGATGTTTAGGCGCAAGCACTGGCGATGGTATCGCACCGGAATGCTCGGACGTCCGCAACATTGCAATGCAGACCCGGCCGTCAACCTGCCCGAGCGGTTCGACCACGAGTTTCTGTCCCTCGACGCCAACTTCAAGAGAACCGAGGACGGCTCGCGCGCAGCTCTCCTGCACGTCGGTGTCGTCGGCGCGAACTTCTACATCCTCGGAAATTGGACCAAGTCGATCAGCTTCACCGAAGCGCTCAACCTACTGCAACGGGTTCGTGCGGACAACCCGAACGTCATTCGCACGCTGATCGAGGACAAGGCGAACGGAACCGCCATCCTCGATACGTTGCGCTCGAAGATTTCCGGCCTGATCGCCATCGAGCCGAAGGGCGGCAAGGAGGCTCGAGCATGGGCCATGCAGCCGGTCCAGGAGGCGGGGAACATCTATCTGCCCGAGGGCGCGGATTGGGTGGAGCCGTTCGTCGGCGAGTTCGCCGTGTTCCCGAACGGCGCGCACGATGACCAGGTCGATGCGCTGTCGCAGGGTGTTATCTATTTCTTGCAATCTCCTGATGCAGTTCGGGCTCGGATGATGAATTCGTGGTAACAGGCCGACAACAGCCGATTTGCACGGAAAAACAATCCGTGGCACGCTAGGGGTTATGGCTTGGACTAAGGGAATGCCGTCGCCGAATCCGAAGGGACGACCGCGGAAACACAACCTCGACGGGTGGAGCAACACGCTTTCCGGGCTCGGTGATGCCAACTTCGACAAGCGCGCGAGCTCGAAGTTCGCCGCAGACCTTCTCAGCGACGACGAGGCGATGGACCTATGGCGAGGCAACGACATTGCCGCGCGCGTCGTCGAGACCGTCCCTAACGAAATGTTGCGGGAAGGATTCACGCTGTCGATCAAGGCGAACGACGAGACCGGCGACACTGGCGAGAAGGATTACCAGGAGATCATCACCAGCCGTTACGCCGACCTCGGCCTCGTCGATGCGTTGCAAACGGCGTTGATGTACGAGCGCGCCTACGGGGGCGGAGCAATCCTCCTCGGCGTGCTCGACAACGGGCAGGTGTGGGAGCCACTCAACGAAGGCGCGATCCGCGAGTTCAACTTCTTGACGGTGCTCGAGCCGCTCGAGCTCAAACCTTTGTACTACTACGCCGACCCGCGAGCGGAGAAGTACGGGCAGGTGATGATCTATCAGCTCACGCCGTCGCCGGCGGGACCGGCGAAGGAGGCCGGGTTCGAGGACCTCCGCCCTATCGAGGTGCACGAGAGCCGCCTCGTCACGTTCGACGGCATCCGCACCAGCCGCCGACAGACGTCGCCGAGCGGGTGGGGAGACTCGCACCTTAACAGAGTGTGGCGGGTCCTTCGAGACTTCGATCAGACCTGGGAATCCGCCGGCGTGCTCGTCCAGGACTTCGCGCAAGCGGTGTTCAAGATCAAGGGGCTTGCCGAGATCGTCGCGCGTGATGGTGCCGACGCGTTCATGAATCGGCTCAAGGCCGCCAACCTCACCCGGAGTGTCCTACGCGCGATGGTCATCGACGCCGACGGCGAGGAGTTCGAGCGCAAGCAGACACCGATCGCCGGCCTTCCCGAAATGTTGCGCCTGTTCATGACCCGGATGTCCGCCGCGGCCGACATGCCGGTGACGCTGCTTTTCGGGCAGTCTCCGGACGGGCTCAATGCAACCGGCGCCAGCGACATCCGGTTCTTCTATGATCGCGTCAAATCGTTGCAGACACGCAAGCTCGTCAAGCCGATCGAGCGCATCACAAAGTTGCTGATGCTCGCGGAGAAGGGCGAGCCCGATAATTGGTCGATCAGCTTCAACCCTTTGTGGCAACCGACGGCGAAGGAGAAGGCCGAGGAGCGCATGATCGTTGCGCAGACTGACGCGATCTACATCGCCAACGACGTCGCATCGCCCGAAGAGGTTGCGGTGTCGAGGTGGGGCGGGGATCAGTACTCGCCCGACATGGCGATTGATTTCGATGAGCGGGAACAGCTCGAGGCGGAAGCCGAAGCACAAGAGGAGGATCCGAATGGCGGCGATAACAATCCAGATCAGGGACTCGGGACCGGAGAACGAGATAACCCTCAAGATCCAGGCGGATCCGGCGACCCGATCGGGGGAGCTGACCCGGGAGCTGACGGCGGCACAAAGGATCGGCCTCCTCGTCGGTGATTACGCCATGAGACTGATCGCCAAGCACGGTGAAATATGCCAGAACGAGCCCGGCGAACGGCCGCCGAAGTCCGACTCCAACGACAACTAAAAGTTGCGAAACGCCCTCGTCGGCGCGTTCCTCGACAGCGGTTCCCGCGCGGAATTCAGCGTGATTACGCGCGCGCGCTGATTCGGGTCGTGAAGCTTACCGAGAAGGCGTTACAACCGCTTCTCGACGAGCTGCCACAGCTCCTCGAGCGTGCGTCGGCCGATCGGGTCGATGCACAACGGCAGGACGTTGGCGAGGGTCGGCGCGTGCGCGAGCTCGTCAAGCAAATCCGCGAAGGGCTCGATCGTGCACTGACCGACCACGAGCTCGACGCTCTTATGGATCGACTGTCTCGACGCGTGGAATCGTTCAACCGCCGAGAGCTGTCGAAGCAGCTCGGAGCCGCCCTCGGCGTGAACGTGTTTCTTGATGACAAGGGACTGATGGCGATCGTCGAAGGCTTCGCCGCCGAGAACGCCGCCCTCGCCAAAGACCTGCCGGCGAAAATCATAGGCGAAATCGAGCGGATGTCCACTCGAGCGATAACTAACGGAACGTTGCATCGCGACCTGGCAAAGCAAATCCGAGAACGCTTGAACATCGGTAAACGTCGCGCCAAACTCATCGCGCGCGATCAGGTCGGTAAGCTATACGGGCAGATCAACGCAACCCGGCAGAAAAACATCGGCGTTACGCACTTCATCTGGCGCACTGCCAACGACGAGCGGGTGCGCGACGAGCACCAGGCACTCAATGGTCGTCGGTTCACCTACTCGAGCCCTCCATCCGAGGGCTTGCCGGGTGAGCCTATCCAATGTCGGTGCTACGCCGAGCCTGACGTGTCCAACATTTTGGGGCAGGTTGACACGTAGCAATACCTGTGCCACCATACCCCATAGTGGCAATCCGCGTCGATATCGGAACGTTGCGCCCGCCGGTGAAACTGCCGGACGGGCGTCTACGTGCTGACGCGTATCTCACACGAACGGGCATCTTCGTCTATCGCAACGCGGACGGGTCCGAGCGTCGGGAATACCGCCCCCCGGAGGAGGTCTTCGACGCGGCAAGTCTCGAGTCGTTCGTCCTCGCGCCGGTCACCGACAACCACCCGGAGGAGTTGATCTCCGCAACGAATGCGCGCAAGTACGCCGTCGGCGCCGTCGGCGAGAACATCCGCAAGGATGGGGATTTCGTTGCTGCAACGCTTAGTGTTATCGACGCGACGACGATCGCGAAGATGGAGCAAGGAAAGGTCCAGATTTCGTGCGGTTACGAGTGCGAGCTCGACCATACACCAGGCGAAATCAACGGGCAGAGGTACGACGCGATTCAGCGGAACATCCGCGGAAATCACGTTGCAATCGTAGACACCGGTCGGGCCGGTCCGGGCGTCCGCGTACGAATGGACGGCGCGGCGGAAATGGTCGTTACTGCAACACACGGAGACACGAACATGGACGAACTCAAGAAGGCGCTCGCACAGATCGCCGAGCTCACCGTGGCGCGGGACATGGAAAAAGCCCGGGCCGACACCGCCGAGACCAAGGTTGCCGAGCTCGAGGGCAAGCTCGACGCCGAGAAGGCTCGCGCCGACGCCGCCGAGAAGGCCCGGACCGACGCCGCCGAGGCCCTCGCCGGGCAGATTCAGGCTCGAGTGGACCTGCAGACGGCCGCGTTGAAGGTGCTCGGCGACGATCTCGCGCTCGGCAAGATGACCGATCGCGAGATCAAGGTCGCCGTCGTCAAGAAGGTGGACGGTGCCGAGATCGCCGACGACAAGGCGGATGCCTACGTGGACGCCCGATTCGACGTCGCGATCGAGCGTGCCGCGAAGGCCGACGAGAGCCTCGCCGAGACTCGCAAGACGGCCGAGACCGCCACGAAGAGTGACAACGAGGACGCCACCGAGAAGGCTCGCGCCGACATGATCGCCGCGCAGCGCAACGCCTGGCGAGCGGACGCGTAACCGAAAACTCACCAGGTATAGGAGAAAAAACGATGCCTCAGACCACCGTCAACGACACTCAGAGTGTCGCCCTCTTCGAGGGCGCCCTCGCCGATTCCTCGCGCCCCGAGTGCGAGAGCCGCGTCAACGAGGAGGCCAGCGCCGAGATCCCCTTCGGCGTCATGGTCGCCGAGGGCAGCGCCGATAAGCAGAAGGGCGCGCTCAATCTCTCCGCGCAGGCCGACAAGCTCGCCGGCGTTGTCACGCACTCGCACGCGTACAACAAAGACAACGAGCTCGGCGCGACCGGCCTCAAGCCCGACGTCGTGATGACCGTCCTCCGCCGCGGTGTGGTGTGGGTCAAGGTCGAGGAGAGCGTCACGCCGGATTCTCCGGTTCGCGTTCGCGCGGTTGCAACGGGAAGTGAAGTTCCCGGCGCGTTCCGCACCTCGCAGGATCTCACCGACACCATCGACATCTCTTCGTTCGCGCGCTACCTCGGTAGCGCATCCGCCGGCGGTCTGGTGAAGCTGTGGATCGACATGCTCGATCGCGCCGACGCCGTTCTTGACACCTAGACCGCAACGTAAAGGAGCAACACAATGGGACGCATGGAAGCACGACTCGACGCCACCGAGAGTGTCTGGTTTCAACGGCAGCTCGAGGCGATCGACGCGCAGGTGTACCGAGAGAAGTTCCCGGCCCTCAAAGCGCGAAGCCTCGTTCCAACTCAGGGTGGGATTCCTGACTGGGCTCGAGTCTACACCTGGCGCGAGCTGACCCACTACGGGGACGCTGAGTTCATCGCCAACCTCGCCGACGATCTGCCACGCGCGGATGCAAGCGGGACCGAGAACACGAAGATGATCAAGGCCGTCGGCTCGTCCTACGGTTACGACTTCTTCGAGCTCAAGGCGATGGCAGCACAGGGGATCAGCCTCACCACCGAGAAGGCTCTCGCCGCGCGTCGCGCGATCGAGACCAAGATCGACACCATCCTTGCCGCCGGCGCCAGCGCCTACGGCCTCGAGGGTTTGCTCAACCTGACCGGTGCGGCGACCTTCACGCCGGGGACGAAGGCCGCCGGCGGCAAGACGTGGGGCACCGTCGCCGCGCCGAACGCAACCGCGAACGAGATCGTCGAGGATCTCATGGGTATCGCCGCCGCGCGCGTCGAGGCGACGAAGGAGGCGTTCAACCGGTTCGTGATCATCCTCCCGATCGCACAGTACAACCTCGCGTCGCAGATGCCGATGGGCGCCAACGCCGCTCTGACGCCGCTGAAGTTCGCGCGCGAGAACAGCCCGTTCATCGAGGACATCGTCCCGTGGTACAAGGCGACCGGCGCCGGCGCCGCGTCCACCGACAGGATGGTCTGCTACGCGCGCACGCCGGAGGTTCTGTCGGGCATCGTCCCGATGGAGTTCACGCCGATGGCGCCTCAGCAGAAGGGTCTCGAGTTCGTGGTCAACAACGTTGCGACCTGCGGTGGGGTTGTCGTCCGATACCCGGTGGCGGTTGCCTACGGCGACGGCATCTAGGGGGAGGGCGCACCCATGAAGCGCCTACACAAAGCAGCGGGTGAGCAGGGAACGGCGGTGGCGACCGCCGCCGCTTCCCTCCCCTTCCCGCCACTATCGGGTGCAGACGTATCCGATTGGAACGCATCGATCGGTTGCGTCCCGGAGTTTGACCTCGAGATCACGAGCTCGGCGACTTCCACTCTTACGAACGCAACCATCTATGGAGGCGTGCTTGAGGCTCAAGTCCTCGCCGACGACAACGTGGACACGGTCGATTTCGCGAACAACGAGCTCGATCTCACGGGTCACGCGTACGAGACCGGCGACGGTCCCGTGCAGCTCTCGACGACGGGAACGTTGCCGTCGGGCCTCGCAACGGGGACCGATTACTACGTGATCAAAGTCAACGCGAACTCGATCAAGCTCGCCACATCCCGGGCAAACGCCCTCGCGGGGACGGCTGTTGCGTTCACCGACGCGGGGTCCGGCACGCATACGATCTCGGACACGGCGACGACGGAGCGCATCGTCTGGCACGCTCACGGTCTGCTAGGTCAGGCCGCGGACGGGTCGATCTCGCTTACTGCATCGAAAGGATATACTCAGCGGTTGCGACATCGGCCACGAGTCGTTGCATACGCCGTCGATGCAACGATCAGCGCTGGCAACATTTCGTTGACCGTCTATCCTGCACTGGAGCAGTAGTGACCGGACTCATCGCCATCGACGGCGGTTTAGTTTCGTACCGGGGAGGGCTCGTCCCTCCGCCGGACGGACTCATTGCGCCACCTAAGGCGTCCGTCGCAAATCTTTTGCTCGACCTCGACTACCGTACGCCGGCAGCGGTTACCAAGTACGACACTGCGGCTGCTGTAGCGGCAAAGCTCGGCGTCACGGCGTCGCACGTCAAAGAGATCTGGACTTGTGACGAGGCGTCCGGGTCGCTCGTCGGCAAGGTGAGCGGGTACACGCTGGCTCCGGGCGGGACGGGAAGTCCGTCCTATCAGAAATCGGCTGTCGGCTTGTTCAACGGATCCGACATGGTCTCGTTGAACGCGGTCAATTTCCCGGACGGCGAGAACACGTACTTTCAGGACGCGACCACGACACACCTCGACGACGACGGCGCAACCAGTCGTGGGTTCTTTATCGCTTACCGAATGTTTGGTCCGCCGCTTGTAGGGGCTCGTACATTCTTCGACAAGTCAACGTCGGGCGCGCGATACCATGCGTACCTGAGCAGCGGCAAGCCATACCTGATCATCAACGACGGCGTCAATCCAGGCGTTGCAACAATCACGTCCAACACGTACTGGGATGGTGCGTGGCACTTCGCCTATTTCCTGATCGACAGAACGGCAAATGTTCTCAAGATCATCACCGATCGTGAGACGGTCACATCGGCAAGCATCTCCGGCGTTGGGTCGCTGTCAAATGCTACGGGGTTCCGCATTAGCAATCCATCTCTACACCCTGGGATGCAGGTCGCATACTTTGTGGCGCTCGAGGGTTCCTCCGCAGAAGGCGTCACCCAAGCGGACTGTCAGGCCCTCTGGCCTCACGCGACCGACCCGTCCGACGGGTCCGCAACCAAACCGAAGCTGACGTCCTACGCCCGCAACAGCCTTGCTTGTCCGATCGTTGGAGACGACGCAACGGATGGTGTTAGGGTCGCCAAGTACGGACCTGACGCCTTCGCGCACGCCTACAAGAGCGTGTTCTCGCACGCCACGAAGCTAGGCGCCCTCGACGAGCAAGCTGCAACGAACCTGATCCTGCAATCCGAGGACTTCACCGACGCAGCGTGGACGACGTCGAATGCCAGCGCGTCCGCCAATGCCGCAGAGGCTCCGGACGGCACCGACACCGCCGATTCGATCACCGCTACCGCAGGCGCCGGGTACATCTCGCAGAGCGTCGCTACAAGCGCGAGCACCGACTACACCGGATCTGTGTTCATCAAGCGTAACGGATCGTCTGACGTCGCCGGCCGCCTGGTGTTGTACGACGTGAGCAGCGGTGCCGAACTTGCGGCTACCGCGTTCACTGCAACGTCGAAGTGGCAGCGGATCACGGTGTCTGCCGCAACGATTGCTGGCGGTCTATCCACGGCGTTGCGCATCGAGATCACGACGAACGGCGAAAGCGTCTTCGCCTGGGGCGCGCAAGTCGAGCAATGGGAGGCCGCGAGCTCGTACATTCCGACGACGAGCGCAACGGCAACGAGGGCGGTTCCTTGGGGTTATGTCGCCGAATCGTCGCCTGGCGATTATTGGAACAGCTCCGCTGGTGAGGTCGAGTGTATCTATAGCTTCGTGCGCAACTCAGCGGAGAGCGCATCCGACAACGTGTTGGTTGAAGCGCAGAGAAGTGCGGGAGGTAATGCGGACCGTTACTTGTTCATGCACGCAGCGACGACGCAACACAGATTGTTCCATTACGACTCGGCAGGATCGATCAAGGTGTCAGGCAACAAGAGCATCTTGTCGGATCTTACGGTAGAAGTAACTGCACGATATCGGTGGGATTCGCAGAAAGTTCTATCGGGTCATGCTGAAAATTGGGACGTGATCGCCAACGGAACGCGCGCGGCAGGTGCAGCCGTAACGTGGACCGGAGGTAGCGGTGTAATGCGGATCGCACCATTCGGTTATACTACGTACGGTGGCGATAACATCAACGGTATCAAGGCTCGCCTCCGTGTTTGGGCAACACCTCGAGGTGATACACCATGATCCCGGTCGTAATCGGCGTTCCACTCGTCGCAGTCACCGATGAATTCAGCCGCAAGCGCAAGGTGCCGGACATCGGAGAGTTCCGCGAGCACTTCCGCAGGACCGGGCATAAGACCTACACCGCGTCAATTGGCAAGCATTCCTTGACGGTTCGCAAGGTCAGCCGCGTCGGCGGTGTGCTGTGGTTCGTGGGCTCGTGCAACCGCAAGCTGTTCCGTCGGCTCAAGCGGCAGGGCGTGAACATCAAGCGCGTTAGCAAGCTAACCGCTGTACAGAAGACAGCGTTACGCGCACGCGGAGTGCGTGTTATCCGCCGGCGGAGCAACGGAGCCGTCGTCGGTATCCTGCCACCGGTTGTGATGGCGGGGGAGAATCCGATCAGCGTCGGCCTCGATGGCGCCGAGGTCGAGGGCGAGGAGTACTACGTTGGCTAGCATCGCCTGGACGGACGTCGCGAACCACGCAACGGAGCTCGCGGGATCGGCCATTCCGACGGCCACGCAGACTGACATTCTTGCCTACGCGAACGGTGTCCTCGTCGTGGATGAGTTCGGCGGTGAGTCGTCGAACACCTTGAAGCTTGCGAGGATCTACCTTGCAGCGCATTATGGCACGCTCACGTTGCGTGGTGACTCCGCCGCCGGTCCCGTCATCGGTGAAGCTGCCGGCCCTCTGAGTCGATCATACGGCAACGTCACGGCGTCCATGTCGCTGCTCGAGGCGACGACCTATGGCAAGGCGTTCCTCGCTCTCCTCTACACGACGCAGGCGCGCGCGCCTCAGGTGCTGTGATGTCAGATGTCACGATCGATGACAAAGTGTGGCGCCGCCTTAAGAAGCTACTCAAGCGGATGACGGTGAAGGACCCACACGCGCGGGTCGGTGTGCTCTCGACGAAGGGCGGCCGCGAGACAACCGAGGAGGGGATCACCATGGTTGACCTGGCGGCGATCCACGAGTTCGGGTTGCCGTCCCGCAACATTCCGGAGCGGTCGTTCATCCGGCGCACCTTCCGCACGAAGGAGAAAGACGTTGCCGACGTAACCGCCAAGCTCGCGAAACAGTTGGTTGCGGAAAAGATCTCGCTCGCGAAGGCTCTTAACGCGCTCGGTGCATGGGGCGCCGCCGAGGTTAAGAAGACCGTCACCGAGGACGAGCATATCCCGCCGCCGCTCAAGAAGCGGACGATCGAAGGTCGCCGCCGCAAGGACGGTGTAACAAGCGATCGTCCGCTCATGGATACCGGCCGCCTCGTTGCATCGGTGCAATGGGATGTGGTGATCAAGTGAGCCTCGGCGACGTCATCGGCCGGTTTCAGACCGGCACCTACACCGTGACGCGACGAGCTGCGAATACACTCGTCAAGGGACGATTGGTTGCAGGCTCCGATAGCACGTTCTCGATCGACGCCGTCGTCGTTCCGGTCACCGGCGAGGCTCTCGCGAAGCTACCCGAGGCTTTCCACGGAAAGTCGGTCTACACGATCATGACCAAGACGCAGATCGGCAACCAGAACGCAACCGTCGGGAAAGGTGACCTCGTATCAATCGACGGCCACGATCACACCGTCGAGAGCGTCAGCAAATGGACCGCGTTCGGGCAGACGACCTATAGCGCGATCGCGGTAGCGGAGCCTGTATGAATTGGACGACGATAGAGGACGCGATCTTTGATTGGATTAAGTCCACGTCCGGGCTCGCCGACTCGCAAATCCTGTGGGAGAAGCAGGGCTATCAGCGTCCGACGGGACCGTGGATCGGAATCCGCGCGGGAATCAAGCGGCGGGGGATCGATTGGGTGGACGTCAAGGATAAGATCCTTTCCGTTGCAGATCAGAACTTCACAACGGTCGATACTGCAACCGATCGGATCACCGTCACCGGGCATCCGTACGTAACCGGCGACGGTCCGTTTCGCCTGACGACCACCGGAACGCTTCCCGGCGGCCTCGCGACCACAACCGATTACTGGATCGTGGTCGTCGATGCGAACACCATCTCGCTGGCGGCGACGTTCCCGAACTCGGTCGCCGCGTCACCGACGCTTGTCGATATTACCGACGCCGGTAGTGGCACGCACACGATCGCGGGAACCTCGACGACGGCTCGAGCCGGGCAGGAAATCTCGGCGACGGTTCGAGGTCCTCGAATGCTTACCATTTCGTTGCAGTGCTACGGAGGAGGTGCAACCGGATCGACACGTCCGGCGGCGATTCTCCACGACGTCATCACCAAGTCCGCGCTACCTTCCGTGGCAGACGCCCTTACAACCGCCGGGATCGCGATCGCGTCGTTCTCCGAGGTGAACGAGCTTGACATCGTCCTCGGTCCTGTCACCGATAGTCGCGGAATTCTTACGGTCTTCGCTCATATTGCGGAGGAAATCACAGAAGACGCGACGTATATCGAAACCGTTGCAATCTCCGAAAACCCTCCGATTTCTTGATGTGTTACAATACCTGAGAGGAAAAACATGGCCCTTTCGAATCACGTTTCCCTTACGATCACGACGGATTCCGTCGGTGTCGCGCGCGCCGGATTTGGCGTCCCGCTGATCCTGTCACACAACGCTGCATGGGTCGAGCGCATCCGCTTCTACACGTCGGTCTCCGACGTCGCCGGCGATTTCGTGACCACCTCGCCGGAGTATCTCGCGGCCGCGGCGATGTTCGCGCAGAGCCCGCATCCGGCGAAGATCGCCATCGGTCGCGCGGCAAACAAGCCGACGCAGAAGTACGAGTTCACGCCGATCGCGATCAACTCACACGAGTATCAGATCACCGTTGAGGGCGAGGGCGTGACGACCACGACGGTCAGTTACACGTCCGACGCGACCGCGACCGTCGCCGAGATCACCGCCGGCCTGACGACTCAGCTCAACGGCGTCACCGGGAAAAACTACACCGCGGTTGACGGTGCGACCAAGATCACGATCACCGGCGACTCGGCCGGCAATTGGTTCTCGCTCGAGCTCGGCGATCCCGGCAGCGAGGGCAAGATCGAGCAGACACACATCGATCCCGGTGTTGCGGCCGACCTGACCGCGATCTCCGACGAGGACGACTCGTGGTACGCTCTCTGTACGCTCTACAACTCGAATAGCCTGGTCACCGCTGCCGCGGCGTGGATCAACGCGAAGAAGAAGATTTACGTCTTCGCCGTCAACGAGAGCGAGGCGATTACGAAGGCCGTCGGGAACAGCGACACGCTCGACGACATGTACACCTCGGCCTACGGCCGCGTTGCAGGTGTCTACCACCCGAGCCCGGCCGACTTCTGCGACGCGGCGTGGATGGGACGATGCCTTCCGACGGACGCCGGGGCGATCACCTGGAAGTTCAAAACGTTGCAGGGCGTCTCGGCGATCACCATGACCGAGACTCACCGAACCAACCTGGTGAACCGCAAAGCGAACTTCCTTCGCAACGTTGCGGGGCAAAACATCATGCAGGAAGGGACAACCGCCGACGGCGATTTCATCGACGTCCAGCGCGGCATCGATTGGCTTGACGACGACATGTCGAAGGCGGTGTTCATCGCCCTCGCCGGCGCCGACAAGATCCCCTACACCGACGCCGGCGTTGCGGTCGTTGAGGCCGAGGTTCGCGCCTCGCTGCAGCGAGCCGTGGCGCGCGGTATCCTCGCTTCGAGCCCCGAGCCGACGGTGTCGGTGCCGACGGTCGCCAGCGTCGCCACGGTGGACAAGACCGCGCGCAACCTGCCCGACGTCAAGTTCTCCGGCACTCTCGCCGGCGCTATTCACAAAGCCACGATCTCCGGTGTCGTGAGCGTCTAGGAGCAACACCATGAGAAACTACGACCCTGGCAAGATCGTTGTAACCTTCGGTGGTATCCTCATCCGAGGATACGCCGAGGGTACCTTCGTTACCGCCGAGCGCGCGGAGGACGGTTTCGAGCTCTCCGTCGGCGCAGGCGGGGACGTGACCCGTGTCCGCAACCGCAACCGGTCGGGTAGCGTCACGCTTACGTTGCAGGCTGAGTCGCCGACGAACGACCTGCTCTCCGCGATGGCGACGGCAGACGAGTTGTCGGGAACTGGGACTGGCGCCCTCATGATCAAGGATCTGAACGGGACCACGCTTGCCCGGGCCGAGTCGGCCTGGATCCGCAAGTTCGCCAACGTCGAGTATTCCGACACGGGATCTACTCGAGAATGGGCGATCGATTGCGCCGAGCTCGAACTGCTCGTCGGGGGTGCTATCGTCTAACATCTAGTTGCATGAGGAGGAAGCCATGCTCAAGTCTGAGACCCGTACGATCGACGGGCTCGAGGTTACGACCACGCAGCTCCCGGTGTTGCGCGCGTTCGCGCTCTTCACCAAGCTGGGTAAGGTGCTCGCGCCCGCTCTCGCGCGCGCGGCAGACCTTCAACTCGATCCCGACATGGATGTGTCGGCGCTTGCACCGGCACTGGGCGAGCTGTTCGCGCAGCTCGACCCGGCCGATGCTACGCAACTAGCGCACGACGTTCTCATCTCGACGTCGGTCGTCGCCGACGGCCGAATCACCGAGCTGTCACAATCGGGTGCAATCGATCTCGTGTTCGGCGGTCGATTCTTGGCGTTCCTGAAAACCATGGCGTTCGCCATCGAGGTGAACTTCCGGGATTTTTTCGACGGAACGCTCGGAAGCGCCACGCTTCCGGGCAACAAGAAGGGATCCGATTGAAGCTCGACCGCGACATCGAGGACGCGTGGCCTGCGTGGCGAGTCGTGCTCGAAGGCAAAGCGTCGTTGAAGGATCTCGACTATCTCTCGATCGACGACGTCGATCTTTGCTGTCTCGCGATCGATGCGTGGCAAGACGCCGAGCGTAGGGCAACGAAACGATGCAAGTAGCCAACCTATTCGCCAAGCTCGGCATCAAGGCCGACAAGAAGACCTTTTCACAGGCGGAGCGAATGCTCGGCGCTGTCAAGCAAGCCCTCGTTGGAATTGCCGCGTTCAAGACGGTCCGATGGTTCGGATCTTTGATTGACGACACCGCGCAGGCCGCGGACTTCTTCTCGAAGCTGTCGAAGAAGGTGGGAATCTCTACCGAGGCGTTGCAACAGTTTGAGTTCGCCGCGAAGATTTCCGGGACGGATATCGGAGTTCTTCGCACGGGTCTGCAGCGGTTCGCCAGAACAGCTAGTGACGCGCAACGCGGATCGAAGATGGCCGTTGATGCGTTGCACGACTTGGGCGTGAAGGCTACCGACGGTCACGGAAAGTTGCGAAAGCTCGACGACCTCTTAATGGACGTTGCTGATCGTTTCGCTTCGATGCCGGATGGCACGAAGAAGACGGCATTGTCGATGGAGGTCTTCGGTCGTGCTGGCGCCGAGCTGATTCCGTTTCTGAACGAAGGACGGAAAGGTATCGGAAAGCTCCGAAAGGAGTTCGTCGATCTCGGTGCACAGATTAGTGGCGATACAGCGAAGAGCTTCGAGGCTTTCAACGACGACCAACTCCGCGTCAGGACAGCACTCAAAGGGATTCGGAACCAGGTCGTCATCGCACTTCTGCCGACGCTCAAGGAGATGACCAAGCAAATGCTTGCTTGGGTGCAGGCGAATCGTGAACTGATCAAACAGCGCCTCAAAGATGCGATCGTTGCACTAATCGTTGCACTGAAAGGTGCGGCGAAGTTTGGTGCTGCTGTCGTCCAGATAATCGCATTCATGGCAGAGCACGCGACGTTGACGAAAGTCGCACTCATAGCACTTGCGGCCGCGTTCGGCGCGTTGAAGGTCGCAGCTATCATCTCCGCGACAGCATCCGCAATCGCATGGATCGCCGCTATAACGTCGGTTGCAGCCGTGTCGGTCACTGCCGCACTGATGTCCGCTGTCGCATGGGCGACGGCCGCCGCGCCATTCGTTCTCATCACCGCGCTCGTAGTCGGTTTGATTGTCGTCCTCGGTCTGGTTTACGACACTATCAAAGGCGGCGATACCATCTTCTCCGGCATGCGTCAGGCGCTGATCGATATCTTCGTCGGCGCGATCGAATGGGCTGACAAATTCCTCGGTCGTATCGGGAAGGTTATCGACAAGGCGAAGACCGTCACGAAATTGGTCCCGGGATTCTTGACCGACTTCTCCGGTAGCAAGTTTGAGAAGGTCGGCGCACGAAACGCCGGAACCATTGCCGAAGGGCGCGCCATGTTCGCGCCGAAGCCGGCGACACGAGCCGTTG